CAGAGCTAAAGAGTGATCCAGCTTACCAAAGGTTTGTAGAGCATCCACCACAGAACGCGATGGTGAAGAAGGTCAGCTATAGGGATAACCCGTACTTCAGCCAGACAACGCTTCCAGAAGAGATGCAGAGTCTAAAAGACTCAAACGAAGAAGAGTATCTGCACGTTTACGAGGGTGAGCTTAAACAGTTTAGTGACGGCTCGATCTATCAAAAACAACTTAAAGACGCGAGGGCAGAGGGCAGAGTTTGCTGGATGCCAGTTGAGTCTGTGCCAGTTCACACGTTTTGGGATTTAGGTCGGTCGGACAGCACCGCAATATTCTTCATGCAAGCTGTCGGAAAAGAGCGTCGATTTATTGATTACTACGAACACCGTCTCGTAGATCTCGATCATTACGCCAAGGTTCTGCAAGACAAAGGTTATCTCTACGGGACGCACTATTTGCCGCATGACGTTGAGGTCAAGACTCTAGGCAGCAACAATCGCAGCCGCAGAGAGATCCTAGAAGGTATGGGAGTCAATCCTATAACGACTGTGCCGCGGATCAGCTCTGTGGATGACGGTATTGCGATGGTCAGAGATGTGTTCAAACAGTGCTGGTTTCACGAAGAGCATTGCGCTGAAGGGCTAGACGCTTTAGCGAACTACCAATATCAATACGATGACAGCTATCAGACGTTCCGAAAAGTGCCATTACATAACTGGGCATCGAACGGATCAGATGCTTTTAGGATGTTTGCACAAGGCTTTGAAGACGATGTATCAAGCCCAGACATAGAATTTGCGAGTGAGTGGTAATGGAACGAACAGACAAGCAGAAGCAAGACATTATCACAGAGGCACTCGACCGTTTTGAGACTGCTTCCGATTCATGGAGCGACATTTACGAAGAGTCCGTTTCAGATGTTGAGTTTGTGGATAGTGATGACGGCCAATGGACTGACTCAGCAAGAGAGTCGAGACATAACAGACCTTGCCTGACGTTTGACAAGCTAAGTGCGTCAGTTGATAGAGTGGTTGGTGGTCAACTGGCGAACATGCCCTCTATCAAGATACGCGCGGCAGAGGAGGGCGACGAAGACACGGCAGAGGTGTATCAGGGACTAATTCAACAGATCGACCAGCGGGGCATTCAAGCATTTAAGACGGCGTTTAAGTTCGCTGTTAAAAGTGGATGGGGCTGTTTACTCGTCGATCACGATTACGTTGATGACGTTAGCTTAGACCAAGATATTCTCATTAGAGAGATCAAAAATCCTTTCAGTGTGTTGCTTGATCCGATCATCCAAGCTCAGAACATAGCGGAGATGCGTTACGGCTTTATGTTTGAGGACATGGAGCGCAAGGAGTTTGAGAGACTTTATCCCAAGGCTGAAGCAACGTCAGGTGATAGCGACTTTACCAACACGGGCAATAATGAAACATGGTTGAGTGAAGACTTTGTTCGTGTCGCTGATTACTTTCGTATTGTCAATGAAGAACATACGCTGGTGCAGTTGTCTGACGGCAGAGTGGTAGACCTCAAAGAGATTGAGCCAGTTCGTGATGAGCTTAATTTAATGGGTATTACGCTTGGCAAGACCAGAAAAGTCCAAGGCCACAAGCTAGAGCGATTCAAGATAACAGGGATCGAGATATTAGAAGAAGTCGAGTGTGTGGGGAAGTTTATTCCTATCGTGCCGGTCTTCGGCAAGACCTCAAACATTAACGGACGGTTTGTCACTAGAGGCTTGGTACGCAAAGCTAAAGACGCACAGAGGCTTTACAACTATTCAAGAAGCGTTAGCGTAGAGGTTACTGGACTCACGCCCAAACAGCCTTACTTTGTGACTCCCGCGATGGTGAAGGGCCACGAATCAAAGTGGAAAAACATGGCGGTCAGCAATGACCCTGTAATGTTCTTTAACTTCGACAATGGACAGAAGCCATTTAGAGAAGCCCCCGCGCAAGGTTCGCCTGGTTTAATGCAGGACGCTCAACTTGCAGCGGAAGATATCAAATCAGCCACAGGTGTCTTTGATGCAAACACTGGCGCACAAGGTAACGAGACTTCTGGTGTTGCCATTAATCGCAGACAGTTCCAAGGCGAGATGGCAAATTTTGAGTATCAAGACCAATTAGTTGACGCGATGGAGCAAGCTGGACGCATTGCGATAGACCTGATCCCTCAAGTGTACGACACAGAAAGAACCATCAGGATCATTGGTGAAGATGAGCGTGATGAAGTCGTTGCGGTCAATAAAACTTTGATGGACGGTGCAACAGGGCAGTTTGTTAAGACAATGGATCTCGCCGTGGGTAACTACGACATCAAGGTATCTAGCGGCCCAAGCTACACCACTAGGAAGCAAGAGACAGCGGAACAACTGTCACAGATCGTCGCGCAGAATCCAGCCATGAGTGAGCTTGTTGGTGACGTATTGTTTAAGAACCTTGATCTCGTCGGTGGTGATGAGGTCATCAGTCGGTTACGAAGTGCTGGCGTAAAGGCTGGAGTCATTGAGCCTAACGAAGAGGAAGCTGCTGCTATGTCTCAGCAGATTCAACAAGCGCAACAGTTAGAGGCTCAAGCGGCACAGTTAGAGCTTGCACTCAAGTCGGCAGAGGTCGCAACAGAGCAAGCAGAATCAAGAGAGCGTGAGTCAAAGGCTCAGATGAACACAGTCAAGGCCGCGGTCGAGCAGCTAAAGTTAGCTGAAGCACAACAAGATTTAGAAACCAAACATATTGCACAAATGCGACTGAGACAGTCAGTCGGCTTACCCATCGTATAGGAGGCTGTATGCCAAATGTAAAAGGACAAAAATTTCCGTACACAAAAGCGGGGATGAAAGCAGCGGCAAAAGCGAGGAACGCAAAGCCGAAACCTAAAAAGAAAGGCGGTTACGATAAATGAACATGCAAGCTAGACCTCCCGTTGAAAACATGCTGATGGCAAGGCGCGAGAATCCTGGCACTGGAACTGGTGGGGCGCAAGCTCTAGTCAACCAGTTGGGTCAGCGTCCAAACATGGCTTTGCCTACGTCTACGCCGCAGACCGGAATGCCTCAGATGCCTAACTCTCAGCAGTTAGTCACGGGCAAAGACGGCAAGAAGTACCAGATCGTCATAGACCCGAAGGTTGGATTGCAGACGTTTATTCCTCATCGTGAACCTCAAGGAATGCAGCAGGAAATGCAACGAGGCCGTATGGGACGTATAGCTCAGATGGGCCAGCCTCAAGGTCAGATGCAAGGCCAGCAACAAGGCGGCGAGATGATGAACAGGCTCAGAGGTTTGTTAGCAGCGCGTGGCTGATTAACACCTAAACATTCGGTTTAACGCACCGTAAAAGCGTGGGTCTACTTGCTGCCCTTCAAAGCAAGGTAAAAATTCGTGGAGACGAAACTCATGGAAACTGATGCAGCTAACGCTGAGGGCATTCCTGTGCCTGCGGAAAACATAGAGAACGCCGTTATAGATTCTCAAGAGCCTGAACAGGGCGAAACCTCTGAAGCTATCGAGGCACCAGAAGGTGAACAAGAAGCAGCAGAGCTATCCGACGAGGAGACAGTCGAAAAGCAGGAAGAGGAGAAGCAGAAAAAGCGCAACTCCGTCCAGCAAAGGATCTCTCAACTGGCACGACAGAAAAACGAAGCTAATACGAAAGTGCAGCAGCTTGAACAACAAGTTGCCTATCTTCAATCGCAGTACCAACAGCCACAAGAAACGCCTAAAGCGTATCCGAGGCTAGAAGAGTACGACTACGACGAAGGAAGGCATCAACAGGCTGTTTTAGAGTACACCTCCTCGTTGAATCAACAGAATGTTCAGCAGGTAATGACGCAACAGCAGCAAGCTCAAATTGCTCAACTTGAAAGTCAAAAAGCACAAATAGCCCAGACGGTGTTTGTGGAGAAGGCTAACGATTTTGCAATTGACTATCCCGATTTCCAGCAGCGACTAAGCAGCCCTGATTTTCATCAGAGCGACTTTGTAGCGCGTGAAATTGTGGACATGGACAACGGCCCAGCGGTTGCTTATTACCTATCAAACAATCCCAACATCGCTAATGCGATTAATCGCAAAAGTGATCGGGATGCTCTGAAGGATTTAACGAAGATCAGTACCGCTCTCGCAATTAATTCTCGTAGGAAGTCGGCTAACACCACTAACGCTCCTACGCCCAGCAAAACGGTGACTCCAAAAGGAAAGGTGTCGAAAGACCCTGACAAAATGTCACCCGACGAATACAGGAGGCACAGGGGCTATACTAAATAGGTAATTTAGATGGCTAATTCCTTGCTCACTCCGAGCATTATCACCAAAGAAGCCTTGGCAATACTACATCAGAAACTAAATTTCGTTGGAACAATCAATCGGCAGTATGATGACCAGTATGCAAAGTCAGGCGCAAAGATCGGTAACGATCTTAAAATCCGACTCCCTAATGAATTTACTGTACGAACTGGCGCGACACTTAGCAGTCAGGACGTAACAGAAAACTCTGTCACGCTTCAAGTGGCGACTCAGAAGGGTGTTGATTTCACGTTCTCAAGTGAAGAACTGTCGTTACACATTGATCAATTTAAAGAGCGGTACATTGAGCCAGCAATGGCTGTACTTGCTTCTAACATTGAATCAGATGCGTTTTCGATGTCAAAGGATGTCAGTAATTTTGTAAACGGAGTAGGCTCTGCCAACACGTTCTCAAATATTACGAAAGCACAGAAAGAACTGACGCTAGGTCTTGCACCTTACGGAGATCGGCAGTACATGCACGATCCTCAGTCAGTTGTTGACATGCTTGCGGACACCAAGGGTCTGTTCCAAGACTCAGGCCAAATAGCGAAGCAGTACAAAGAAGGTATGCTGGGACGTATTAGTGGTTTCGATCACTACGAAAATACTCTCGTTCCTACGCACACTTGTGGTACAGCGGCAGCTACAACGGGTTACTTGGTCAACGGTGCATCACAGACAGGTTCTAGCCTGACAGTGGACACTGGATCAACTACCTTCCTGGTCGGTGACATCATCACCCTTGCGGGTGTTAACCGCGTCCATCCTGAGACTAAGGCTGACACTGGAGTTCTTCAGAACTTTGTTGTCACTAGCAACTCAGGGGCTTCAGCAACTACCCTAGCGATCTCACCTGCTATCGTTGCGTCAGGAGGAACCCAGAACGTATCTGGTAGTCCTGCTGACAACGCCGCGGTATCAAAGATCGGTGGTGCGTCTGGTGCTGATTGGACTGATACGTTGGCTTATCACAAAGACAGCTTCGTATTTGCAACGGCCGACTTAGTCAAGCCAGAGGGTGTTGATTTTTCTGCAAGAGAAGTAATGGACGGTATCTCTATGAGAATCGTTCGTGACTACTCGATCAGTGCTGACACCTTCCCTTGTCGTATAGATATTTTATACGGTTACAAGACTGTCAGACCTGAGACAGCTTGTCGGGTTGGCATCAACTAGAACCATTTGGGGGCTTCGGCCCCCATTTTTATTTGGTGCGAATATGGCTACTAGTCAAAACATAATAGATCAGGCGACAAGTCTTCTGCGTGTCAGAACGTCAGGCGTGACTTTTAGCACTGATGACTCAAACAAAAACACAGACGTATTTACTGCGCTCAAGAATTTAATAAATGAGTACGGTGAAGACGGTCTGCTCAACATTCCTGCGCCATCAGCCGTTGGCGACACGTTAGATATGCCTGACGGTGCCGTTCGCGGCTTGGCCTACAACCTAGCGGTAGAAGTATCCGCTGAGTTTGGCATTGATCCTGCCCCAGTCGTTTTTGAAATAGCAAAGGAAACAAAAGACCGGCTAGAGGCAGATATAACGCTCGACATCTCCGTCAACAACTCAGACCTCAGATGGACTCAAGGTCGTTACAATATCAACAGTGACAGCTTATGAGAGCGTCCGTACCGCTAGAGTCTAGCTATCAATCAACGCGCTTAGATGCAAATCGACAGCAGACGCTTAACCTCTTTCCTCACACTACCCGCGGCTACAGACAGTTCCCAGGCCACGTTACGTTTGCCTCCTTTCAAGCAACGGGCGAGTCTTTGACAGACTCAAACGCTTCAGCCATCACTGATGCCGATAGCGATGCGGTTCAGGTTTCAGTTACTCCAGGCGGTGCAGACAGGGGCATGATTGCAAACGGGCCGAATGGTCTTTTATATCAGGTAACAGGCTCTGCGCTGTATTCAATTGATAATTCCGGTGCCGCGGTATTCATAGGGGAGATAAGCAACTCACCTTTGCCCGTAGTAATGGCGACAGATGCCAACCAACTGATTATCACAACTGGGGGAACACCAGACGCATACGTTTACACAGTCTCTGGTGGTTTAGCTGAGATAAGTGATTCTGATCTTCTGACAACCAGTTCCGTTGCTTTCCTTGACTCACGGTTTATCTACCAACAGCCTGACGGTTACTTTGTTGTGTCTGCTTTAAATGATGGCACAAGCATCGCTTCGCTGGACTTTGCACAAGCAGAGGCGTTGCCTGATGACCTCCTGAGAGTTTTCAGTCTTAACCAGCTTCTTTACTTGTTTGGGGAGACAACGACAGAGATATGGTTCACCAGTGGTACTGGTAGACCGCCGTTATCAAGGCAAGCAGTTCTCCAGCAGGGCATTTGTGGAACTCATGCAGTCGCTTCAATCGATGGAATTATCTATTTTATTGACGGCAATCGCAGACCAGGGATGATCCAAGGCGAAAACTATCAACCATTGTTTGTTCCTGCGATTGGAGAAGAATGGGCATCGTTTGGCGCGACAGACTTTGCCACGGCAAGAGTCACTGCGTACTCGCTACACCAAGAGAACTTTGTTGACTTTATCTTTAGTGAACAAGGTCAAATCTGGACGTATCACATTACGTCACAGACTTGGTTTGAAAAAGACTTTATGACCACTTCTATTGTTCACGATTACGATCTTGTTTTAGCCGCGCATTCAGCTAACAAGAAAATCTACAAACTCGACTTCGCAAACTTCCAGCAAGATGGCGCGGCAATGACTAGGCGCAAAGACCTCCCTCTTATTACCAGTGAGGTAATGGACGTTGGTGGTGCTGAGATGGTGATTGATAAGGTCAAGCTACACCTAGACACCTCAACAAGCTCAAGCGTGTCTCTGAAGGTGTCCAAAGATTTAAACAGCTTTTCTACGATCAACACGATGACCGTGGACGGCAACAAGACAATTGACATTAATTCAATTGGCAAAAGCAGAGAGATTATTGTGCGGGTAGAAACAACGAGCAATGCAAAAGTAGACGTTCTTGATGCGGCAATTGACGCACAAATATTAAGAGGATGATATGGGCCAGCTAACTCAAACAACCACGCAGCTTCAGACCATCCTTGATGATGCTGACGCTTCAAACGCTGGCGTTACTTCAGTCAGTGACGCAAGCGACACGACAGCAACAAGTTTAAAGAAGTCAGGATTTTACGCACTCCAAGCGTCAAGCTCCAACGCCCCTTCAACTGATCGAGCGGTATTAATATCCGCTGTCAGAAATACGGGTGCAACTGGTGAGATCCGCTACGGTCAGTTAGCGATTACAGAATCTAATGGGCTTTGGTGGAACTCTGACGATGGCGGTTCATTAGGGACTTGGTACGAGGCAATCGGAACGACAACAACCCAGACCCTGACCAACAAGACTTTAACAAGTCCAGTGTTAACTACCCCCCAGATCAACGACAGTGCGGCAGATCACCAGTATGTTTTCGCTGCCGCTAACCTCGCAGCAGACAGGACGGTATCTTTGCCTTTGTTAACTGGCAACGACAGCTTTGTTTTCGAGGCTCACGCTCAAACGCTGACCAACAAGATTCTGACGGCTCCAGTGTTGTCAGGTAGTTCAAGTGCGGCAGGTAGCATTCTATTTAAGGAGGACACTGATAACGGCACTAACTCAGTTACATTGATTGGCCCAGCGGCAACAGCAGATGTGACTGTTACACTGCCAGCGGCAACTGACACCCTGGTCGGTAAAGCCACGACAGACATTTTGACCAACAAGACGTTAACCAGTGCGGTGTTGAATACAGGCGTGAGCGGTACAGCAGTTTTAGATGAAGACAACATGGCATCTGACTCTGCAACAAAGCTGGCGACACAACAATCAATTAAAGCATATGTAGACGGTCAGGTTAGCGGTGTAACGGCAAGCTCCACAACTACGTTCAGCAACAAGACCATTAGTGGCTCTAACAATACACTGTCTAATATCGCTGTTTCTAGCACGTTGTTATCCGCAGGAACCGGAATATCGTTATCGACTAACACTTTAAACGTAGACGCTGCACAGACGGGTATTACCTCGATCTATGCGACTGATCTGATCATGGGTGAAGACGCTCAAACAGCAATTGACTTCGGTACAGCTAACGAAATTGATTTTAAGGTCGATAATGCGGCAAGACTAACTTTAACTGCTTCTGCTTTATATCCAGTAACTGATAACCAAATAGATTTAGGCACAGCCTCTTTAGAGTTTAAAGACGCATTTTTTGACGGTACAGTAACGTCAGACGCTTTTGCAGGGCCGCTTACGGGTGATGTCACAGGTAACGTGTCAGGCTCTGCTGCTACAGTCACAGGTGCTGCTCAATCGAATATAACTTCTCTAGGTACGCTTACTACTCTTACTGTTGATAATGTAATTATTGACGGGACAACCATTGGTCACACTGGCGACACTGACCTTATGACGCTGGCAAGTGGTGTCCTGACGGTAGCGGGTGAAGTCAGCATGACTACGCTAGACATTGGTGGAACTAATGTCACTGCCACAGCCGCAGAACTAAACATTCTGGATGGAGTAACTTCAACAGCCGCAGAACTTAACAAATTGGATGGAGTGACTGCGACTACAGCAGAACTAAATTACCTTGACATTGCTACGCTGGGATTGACCGCAGCATCCAAAGCAGTGACAGCAGATGCCAACGGAGTTGTTAAGTTTGCAGCAGGGATTGCAGAAAAAGTAGTGGCTTTAACTTCTGGCACAACAGTCGCTTTAGATATAAATGATGGGACAATTTTTACAATTACTCTTGCTCATAACATAGGTACTTTT